TATATCTAATAGATCTATAAATATATATTTTGAAAATATCTAAGGATAGGGGGAAAACTGTTTGACAGTGTGACAGGCGGCGAGAAACGCGACGTAGTGATGCGACTTACTGTCAAACAGACCTAAAATCAGCAGTTTGACAGGTGTTTGACAGTGTGACAGGTATTTCGAAAAAGTTATAAAAACTCGAATAAATCGAAAGAAAACGTTGTATAATAAGACCCGCCGATCGAAGGAGGTGAAAGATGAAAAGCCTATTTGAAACAATCCGCGAGTTCGGCGATACCCAAAGCGGGCTCGCACGGATGCTCGGCATTACCGAGTCCACGTTGTCGTGGAAGATCAATGGCAAAGCCGAGTTCAAGCAGTCGGAGATAAAGGCTATCGCCGACCGGTACGACTTGACAGGCGAGGAAATCAAGTCGATGTTCTTCGCGTAATGGGTCTGTTCGCTTACCAGCAGGCAGCGCTTGACCGTGTCAAAGGTAAACGCCTGTGTGCGTTCTACCACGACATGGGCCTCGGCAAGACGTTCACCGGTGCCGAGAAGTTGATGTCGGACAAGTGTTGGCATTTGGCCTTAGTCGTATGCCAAAAGTCGAAAGTCGCCGATTGGGTCGGCCATTTCGCGAACTACTATGACATCGATGTCGTCAATTTGACCAAACCGCATGCCATGGAAGGTTTCGAACGGCGTATGCGTGACCCATACGCGCGGGATGCAGTCGCCGTGATCAATTACGACCTGTTATGGAGACGCCCAGAACTTCAGGCGTTGAAGTGCTTCGCATTGATGTTCGACGAGTCGTCGCTATTGCAGAATAAGTCATCGAAGCGCACCAAGGCCGCGATGAAACTGGCTGCAAGGGCAAATGAGCTTGTCTTGCTGTCTGGCACGCCCGTCGACGGCAAATACGAACGTCTGTGGACGCAGCTGAACATGCTCGGTTGGCGTATCGACGAGAAACTGTTTTGGCGGCAATATGTCGAATCTGAGACGACGATGCGTGAGGGTTTCCCGATTACGAAGGTGACGGGTTACAAGAATGAGGAGAGGCTTGTACGCAAGATGAAGGAGCTCGGTTGTGATTTCCTCAAGACCGACGACGTCATCGACCTGCCTGATCAGCGTTTTATCCGCATCGACGTACCGATGAGCGAGTATTACCGTAAGTTCGCCAAGGTGAACATCATCACGGCTTTCGGCCGCGATTTCGTCGGCGACACAGTGTTCGGCGACCTCACTGCAAAACGCCAACTGGCTGCCGCGTATTCGCGTGCCAAGCTCGAGGCGTTCGGCGATTTGCTGGATGGCACGAGTAAACGGCTCGTCGTGTTCTACAATTTCGACGTCGAGCTCGAAGGGCTCACTGCTGAGTTGGAGAAGCGATACAGGCCGTATGGCGTGCTCAATGGCAAGGCGCATGACCTGTCGCCGTTTTTCGATACCGACGATGGGGTCGCGCTTATCCAGTACCAGTCTGGTGCAATGGGCGTGAACTTGCAGCAAGCTGACACTTGCGTCTATTTCTCGCCGCCGCTCGCGTCATCGCTCTTCGAGCAGTCGAAGAAGCGTATCCACCGTGTCGGCCAAGACAAGCCGTGCACGTATTACGAGCTGGTATCGAAAGGTACCGTCGAAGAGAAGATCTACGATACGCTGGCGATGCGACGCGACTACACAGAGAAGCTGTTCGAGATGGGAGGTGATTAGTTGGCAGGCGAGAAGAACTTCGAAAACCGTCTGAAACAGTGGCTCGATTCGCAAGGTGTATGGCACGTCAAGTTTTTTGCCAACCGCAACACACGCGCAGGTGTGCCGGATATCTTGGCATGCGTCAACGGCCGTTTCGTCGGTATCGAGCTCAAAGGCCCAAACGGCAAGCCGTCGCCACTGCAGATCTACCACTGCGGGAAGATTACGGAGAGCGGCGGTATAGCCGTTATCGTCTGGCCGGATGATTTCGCCCAATTCAAACGGCTAGTATCACGCATGAAGGAGAAAGGAGGAAACTGCGATGTTCAAGACCTCATATTCGAGGGTCGGTACCTTCACCCAGTGCCCGCATAAGTTCGAACTCAACTATGTCGACGGTCTCGAAGTGCCGTTCAACTGCGATGCGGCGAACCCGCTCGTGATCGGCACGATGCTGCATGAGTGTATTGAGATCGGTATCGACGAGGCTATCGCGAACTACAAAGCCGCGTATCCCGTCATGACCGACCTTATGGCCAACGAGCTCATGAAGATCCGCGTACTCGGCCAACGCGCCCGCGAGCTCGCATGGGGCATGTTGGACGACGATACCGACCCGGTATTTGAAACGAAGGTCGAGGACGACAGCGGTTTCGTAGGGTTTATCGATATGCTCATCCCGCGCGGTAAAGGCCTGTGGACGATGCTCGATTTCAAGTATTCGAACAATGTCGACAGGTACCTTGAAAGCGGGCAGTTGAGCGTCTACAAGTATTTCTACGAGAAGACGCACCCCGGTGAGATCATCCAAGATATGGCATTCCTGATTGTGCCCAAGACGATGATCAGGCAGAAGAAGACCGAAGACCTCTACCAATTCCGTGAGCGACTTGCCACGACATTGGAAGACATGTGGCCGACTCTGTACCGTGTCCAGTATGACCCTCAAAAAGTCGCCGACTTCGCAGTCGGTACTTGCACGATGGTTAATGCCACCGAATTCCCGAAACATGAGTCGCGCCTGTGCGACTGGTGTGATTACAAAGATTTCTGTTTAGGAGGAAATGATATGCTTATCCTGCCCAAGAACGAACGCCGCCCCGAGGCTGTCATCACTGACCCAGACATGTGGATCTACGCCGACAGTTACGTCGGCAAGTCGACGTTTGTCGACCACTTCGACAACGTGCTGTTCATTAACACCGATGGTAATGTGTCCAATATCACGAGCCCATACATTTCAATTGCGGATGAGCTCGTACACGAGGGACGCATGACCAAGAAGATCCTGGCATGGTCGAAGTTTCGTGAGGTAATCGACGAGCTCGAGAAGCATGAAAACACGTTCCAAGTTATCGCACTCGACCTCGTCGAGGACCTTTATGAACATTGCCGTTTCTACGTGTTCGATCAGCTCGGCATCAAACACGAGAGCGATAGCGGTTACGGCAAGGGTTGGGATATGGTGCGTACAGAGTTCCTCAGCCAGATGAAGCGCCTCAAGTCCCTCGGCTACCGCATCATCTATATCTCTAAGGAACTCGTCACCGAGATTACGTATGCTAACGGGGCCAGAGTGTCGACTTTCAAGCCGAACATCAATGACAAGGCCGCAAACGTGCTCGCCGGCACCGTCACTATGACTCTCCGAGCCTATATGGACGAGCGTGGCCATTTCCTCCAGCTCCGCAAGAACGAAAACGTCTTCGGTGGCGGCCGTATCGATTTCAAGCGTGACCGCTGCGACCTCACCGTCGATGCGTTCAATGCCGCACTGCTCGAGGCACAGGGCACGAAGGCCGAGGCCGAGAAGCTGAAGGCACGCAAGAAGGCAGAGCCTAAGCCTGAGGTTGAGGCTGAGACTGAGACCGAGGTTGTCGAGGAGCCTGATGCCGCGGAGGAGAAGCCGAAGCGTCGTGTACGTAAGGCCAAGCCCGCCGCCGAGGAGCCGCCGTTCGATGCTGAGGAAACCGCAGAGCCCGAGGTTGCAGAGGAAAAGCCGAAGCGCCGCACCCGCAAGCGCCGCGTCGTCGAAGAGTAAACTATATTTGACATTTGAAAGGATATATCATGGACTTCAGCAAATTCGATAAGATGGTCGACATCGACGGCCTCAAGAAGGATATCGCCGATGCCGAGGCCAACGGTGGCGGTGCCGATTTCAAGGACGTGCCCCATGGTAGTTATGAGGTCGCAATCGACAAGCTAGAGCTCACCGAGACTAAGAAGACTGGCAAGCCGATGGTGTCGTGCTGGATGAAGATCGTGAGTGAAAGCGAGTTCAAGGGCCAACACATTTTCATGAACCAGGTCGTCACGCAGGGCTTCCAGATCCATATCATGAACTCTTTCCTGCGCTCGCTGCTGCCCGAGGGTTCCGACATCGACGTCGAGTTCACTGGGTATGCAGAGTACAACGATCTGCTGCTCGATATTGCCGAGTATATCGATGGTAAATTCGAGTACGGTTTGGAGTACGGCGAGAACAACAAGGGCTTCAATACTTTCCAGATCACTGACATTTTCGAGCTTGACTAGGTGCGGCGATGCTCAATTTCTACGACTTCGAAGTTTTCAAACACGACTGGATGGTCGTAGTCATCAACCCTGTTGCACACGATGAGCGCGTCATCATCAATGATGCCGACGCGCTCACCGCGCTCTACGAAGAGCACAAGCGTGAGATCTGGGTGGGTTACAATAACCTCCATTATGACCAGTTCATTTTCAAAGGCATCTTGTGCGGCTTCGACCCGAAGGCGATCAATGATTTCATCATCGCCGAAGGCCACAAGGGCTGGCAGTATTCGAGTTTGTTACGCAAGGTTTACATGGTCAACTACGATGTATTCCATCGTAAGACCGACAGGGGCCTCAAGACACTCGAGGCATACCTCGGCAACGACATCTGCGAGACGACAGTGCCGTTCGACATCGACCGCAAATTAACTGAGGCCGAAATCGCCGAGACCATAAAATACTGCCGCCACGATGTCGAGCAGACCATTGAGGTATTCATGCAGCGCAAAAGCGAGTTCGATGCTCGTATGGACCTGCTCAAAATGTTTAATTTGCCACTAGTATACCTCGGCAAGACCGACGCGCAGCTTACGGCAATCATTTTGGGTGCAGAACGGCCTGCGCGACCACGCGACGACGAGTTCGACATCGTGCCGTTGCCATGCCTTGACCTCGGTCCGTATGATTTCATTCGTTCGTGGTACCTCGACCCTGCAAATCAAGATTACTTTGCAGCTCGTTATTTCGATATTGCAGGCTGCCCGCACAAGTGCGCATGGGGAGGCTTGCATGGCGCGATTACGCAGTACGCCGGAGAGGGTTATTTCATCAACGTCGATGTCGAAAGCTATTACCCGGCCGAGATGATTGCGCATGAGCTGATGTCGCGTAATGTACAGGACCCGTCGAAGTTCAAGGGCATTCGAGACCACCGTATCGAGTTGAAGCATGCGAAAGACCCACGACAGAAGGCATTGAAACTCGTCGTCAATGGCACCTACGGCGCCAGCAAAGACAAGTTCAATGCACTCTATGACCCGCGGCAGGCCAACATGGTCTGCGTCAACGGCCAACTCATGCTTATCGACCTCATGCATAAGCTCGTTCGCGATGTCGGTGCCGAGATCATTCAGAGCAACACTGATGGCGTGCTCATCCGCATGCCTGACGGTTTTGATGGCGGGCCTGATGCATTTTACGACCGCGTCGACGACGTGGCGTATGAGTGGGAGCATCGCACTGGCATGAGCCTGGAATTCGATGAGTTTACCCGCGTTTACCAGAAGGACGTCAACAACTACGTCCTCGTGGCGGCAGACGGGTCGATTAAAACGAAAGGCGCATACGTCAAGAAGTTGGGTCCGCTCGATTACGACCTCGCCGTCGTCAACAAGGCGCTCGTCGAATACATGGTGCACGACGTACCTGTCGAAGACACGATTATGGCCGATGATGATCTGATCGATTACCAACGAGTCGTGAAGGTGTCCGGTAAATACAAGTACGGTGTGCATGGGCACGAGCGGCTCACAGACAAATGCTTCCGCGTCTTCGCGTCCACACGTGAGTCGGACGACATGATCGGGCGTGTCAAGGCCGGTAAGGCCAAGCCCGAGAAGTTCGGCAACACAAGCGAGCACTCATTTATCGACAACGGCGACGTGCACGACAAGAAGTGCCCGAGCTATCTGGATAAGAGTTGGTATATACAGTTGGCGAAAACACGATTAGCACAGTTTGGGGTGATGTGATGGACCGGCTATTTCTCGGTTATGTGAAGCTCAATGGCAAGAAGTGTGCGCAGAAGCTGAAGGACGGCCAGTACCTCACATTGGCCCAGGCGCGCAAGCTCGACGGTTATGGCGGTGTGCTCGCGCCCGAGACGATTTTCGTCGATGTCGACGACATGACGCAGAGTGAAAAGCTGATGGACATTATCGAGGCCGAGCAAATTGCGTGCAAGGTCATCGCGACGACTCGTGGCAAGCATTTCTATTTCGTCGGCTACCCGCGCGGAATGAAATGCAAGACGCATGCGCGCCTGGCCGTCGGTATCGACGCCGACATCAAAGTCGGCTCGAAGGCCACATATGGCAGTTTGAAAGTCGACGGCCATGAGCGTGACGTGATCTACGACATCGAGCCAGACGAAAGTTACGATGAGCTGCCGTGCTGGCTCAGGCCTGTGCAGTATACGCCTGAGTTTGGCGAGATGGAAGAAGGCGACGGCCGCAACCAAGCGTTATTCAACTACATCTTGACGCTGCAGTCGGAGGGTTTCACGAAAGACGAGGCGCGCGAGACGCTGGCCATCATCAACCGGTATATGTTCGAGAAGCCCATGGAGCAGCAAGAGCTGAGTGTCGTCTACCGCGACGATGCCTTTGCCGAAGACGTGTTTTTCAATAAGGGCACGTTCCTGTTCGACAAGTTCGCCGAATACCTCAAGAACGAACACCGCATCGTCAAGATCGGCCATCAACTCCATGTATACCGCGACGGCGTCTATGTGTCGGGCAATTTGCTCATCGAGAACGCGATGATCCAACATCTGCCCATGCTATCGAAGGCTAAGCGCACTGAGGTACTCAACTACCTCGACGTGCTCATCCAAGACGATGCACCTGCAGCCGATGCCGATTACATTGCCTTCGCCAACGGCGTGTACGATCTCAAGACGGGTGAGCTCATGCCGTTCTCGCCGGAGTTCATCATCACGAACCGTATCCCTTGGGAGTACGACCCGACGATTTGGTCGGAGTTTACCGACAAGACACTGCATCGCCTCGCATGTGGCGACGACGGTATCTATTCGTTATTAGAGGAGGTCATCGGCTACCTGTTCTATCGACGCAACGAACTCCGTAAGAGTTTCATCTTAGTCGGCGACAAGGCCAACGGCAAGTCGACGTATTTGGACATGCTCAAGACGCTGCTCGGCGACAGCAATACGTCGGCCCTCGATCTGGCCGAACTCGGTGAGCGATTCAAGACTGCGGAGCTATTCGGCAAACTGGCTAACATTGGCGACGACATCGGAGACGAGTTCATCGCAAACCCCGCTATTTTCAAGAAGCTCGTAAGCGGTGACCGCGTCAACGCTGAACGTAAAGGCCAAGACCCATTTGATTTCTCGAGTTACGCGAAACTGCTGTTCTCGGCGAATTCGATGCCGCGTATCAGGGACAAGACCGGCGCCGTGCTCGACCGCATCGTGCTCGTGCCGTTCAAGGCGACGTTTTCTAAAGATGACCCGGACTTCGACCCATATATCAAGTATAAGCTCCACTCACCTGAGGTCATGAGCCACTTGATCAATATCGGCCTCAAGGGGCTTGAGCGTGTTTTGGCGAACCGCTCGTTCACGATGCCGGAAGTCGTCGTCAAGGAGATCGAGGATTACCACGTCGCCAACAACCCCGTCCTCGGTTATTTCGAAGACACACCCGTCGATGAGGTGGTGAACGAGTCGACGGCGTTGGTGTACGACTACTATATGGCCTGGGCTATCAGGAACAACCTGAAGCCACTCGGCCAAAATGAGTTCACCCGCCAGGCAAATAAACACTATGGCCTGACAAGCAAGACCTGCCGCATCAACGGCAAACGCGTACGTATTTTCGTAAAGGAGTAAGCCATGCCCATCATTATCGAAGGCCCTGACTGCGCCGGCAAGTCCACGCTTGCTGAGAAATTAGCCAACGCACTTGACATGAACATTTTGAAAATGACCGCCAACGGCGGCCAGTCGGTATCGGAATATCTGCAGAAACTCGCGTGCGACGGCGTCATCATCGACCGCTGCTGGGTGTCGGAGCAAATATACTCCGACCTATTCAAGCGCGAGCCGCGTATCGACAACGACGATGCCGAGGCGCTGACTGAGTTCTGCGGGCTCGTCGGTATCCCAATTATCGTGCTTTTGCCGCCGCTCCACGTCATTATTGACCGCTTGAGCGAACGCGGTGATGAGTATGCTGATATCGTCTGCCCGAACATCGTGAAGATCCACAAGCGTTATCAGGAATGGGCCAAAGCACACGACAATGTGATCGTACTTGAAGACAATAGCACGATGATCGCCATGGAAGAGGTTTTGAAATGCATGTTGTAGGCAAGTCGATGAACGACATCTACCGCCAGCTCTGCGGCAAAATATCGGTGCAAGGCCATGAGGTTGCGGGCACTAAAGAATTGTGCAATAGTGGTTTCACGCTGCTCGATATCACCGACAACATCGCGACGGTCCGAACGAGTTTTTCGCTCTCGTACATGTTGGGCGAGCTCGCATGGTATTTCACAGGCCGCGACGATGTCGATTTCATTTCGAAGTTCTCGTCGTTTTGGAAGCACATCAGCGATGATGGCGTGACAAACCGATCCGCGTACGGTGCCATCGTGTTCAACCGCTATGGCTTCGACCAGGTCGCGCAGGTCATTGACACGCTCAAGCGTGACCCGTATTCACGACGCGCGGTCATCAATTTCAATGTGCCGAACCCAGAGCGATTCGAGACAAAAGACGAGATCTGCACCATTGCGCTCGTGTTCGAGCTTCGCGGCGGCAAGCTCGATTGCACCGGCATCATGCGCTCCAACGACGTATGGCTCGGCACACTCTACGATGTCGTGTTTTTCACCGAACTGCAGAAGCACATCGCGAATGAACTCGGTGTCAGTTACGGCAAGTATACGCATTTCGCGGTATCGCTCCATGCATATATGAAAGACATCGACCGCGTCCATGAAGTCTGGGGTGTTGATAACGGCGCGCCACGCCTAAAGTTCGACATCGAGAAGTTTTTGGCCCATATCTCGGAGATCGAACATATCGTCATGTCGTCTGACGAGCCGAGATCTAATGTTGTCGATTATTGTTTTAAGAATGCCATCGTGACGGAGGTAAATAATGAAAATTAAGATTAACCGTATCGCAGAAGGCGCTGAAATCAAGCTCCCGGCCCGCGCGCATTACAACGACGCCGGCGCCGACGTCTATACCACTTTCGGCGAGACCCTGAAACCACATGAGACCCGCCGCATCCCGCTGGGCTTCTCGCTCGAGCTGCCCGACGGTGTCATGGCTTGCGTATTCCCCCGATCTGGCATGAGCTTAGAAGGACTCGTCTGCGAGCTGCCGCCGATCGACTCCGGCTATACGGGCGAAGTGCACGCGATCGTCACCAACTTGACAGATAAGCTCAAGAAGGTACCCGGCGGTACCCGTATCGGCCAGCTTGTCGTCATGCCGATCGTGTTGGCCGACTTCGTCGAGCAGTTGGGCGAGGAGAGGGGCGACGGTGCTTTCGGATCGACCGGCGAGGCCTAGTAAGGCCGAGTATTACCTCGATATCGCGCTTGCAGTGGCGGCCAGGTCGACGTGCCTGCGCCGCCGCTACGGGGCCGTGGTCGTAGCCAACGACGAGATCATCGCGACCGGCTACAACGGTGCCGCGCGCGGTGATGTCAACTGCATCGACACAGGCGTATGCCATCGCTGCGGGCACGGGCATAACGACGGCGATTACGGCTCATGCCCGGCTGTGCACGCTGAGATGAACGCCATGCTGTCGGCCTCACGCTCTGAGATGATCGGCGCGACACTATACTTGGCTGGCGTCGACCTCGAGACGGGCAAACGCATCCCGGCTAGTGAGATCTCACCGTGCCCGGTATGTATGCGCATTATAGGTAACGCCGGTGTCGATGTCGTCACAAGTGCATAGTAAATAGAAGAACGCCCCAGACGCTCAATTGCATCTGGGGCGTTCTCCTCACCAAGGAGGAAGGTGCGGTGGCCCAAAACCGCACTTCCTATTTTATCACACATAATGCTATTAGGCGTTGACCCACTTGAGTGCGTTCTTGATGCAAAGCTGCTTGTTCGCGGTCTCGTATTCCTTGCGACCCATTAGTACCCACTTGCCAGACTTGCATTCGCGGCGGACGTAATGCACACAGTAGTCGTCGAGGACGATCTTCACGCAACGGCCGCCGTTGGTGATTTCGTACGCCTCATTGAACGGCTGGGCGAACGGGACGCGCTCGAGCTTGACGGCATCATCGAAAGTCTTAGTCATGGTGTTTCCCTTCCTCGTGGTTGACAAGATTATATTACTCGGTAACTACCCGAAAGCACACGGCTATTTTCAAATAAATCAAAAAAGTTTTCGATGAATTTGAAAATAGGTATGTACATGCGTGCCGGTCCGTGGGATAATGACCTTGTCAACCAGAAGGAGGAGCAAATGAAGCCCATCGAGATCACCAAGCAAGACGTACTCGGTTATGAGCACACGTTCGTCGTACGCCACGACACATCTACCAACAAGGTGTTCCTCGCCGAAGTCGACCCTGATTTCGGTTGCGAGTCGTTCTGCGGCGTATTCGGCTCCGAGGCAGCGGCAATCAACCGTATCGAAATGCTCATGCACTAAACGAAAGGAACAATTATGACCACTCTATACTGCGTACATGTCGAAGAGCCGAATCTCAAAGATTCCGCAGCGTTGCATTATTACGTCATCACGGTTGAATCTATCGTTCTCGGCTGGCGTACTGTGGATATTTCTGCCATAACCGAGGCGGCTAAAAGCCTCAGCCACTGTGAGATTCTGCACATTGTGGCCGGTTTCAGTGACGGCATTTTATTCGATTATGACTCTATTTGCGAATTCCTTGAGCTGTATGCACCTAACCCCAAGTTGGCCATTCAATGGCTCGGGCGTGCCAGTGGAATCATAGTTAGGCCTACGTTCGAGCAGATCCACGCGATGGGCTAATACGGTTATCATCAATTTGAAAGGAAACACCATGGCAGAGGTAACGTTCACTGAGAAAGAGCTCGGTTTTATCAACGAGTGCACAATCGACAAGAAGGGCGTGCTCGTCGAGATGCCGGCGAACCCGTTCCCGTCGCTCTACCGCAAGGGCGTCATCGCCAAGAAGGGCGACGACCTCACGGTCACGAAGGACTTCCGCGAAATGTTCTGCCTTGCCGACCAGGTCGTGCATATCGACCTCACCAAGGCCGAGGGCGAGCCCGAAGACAACGGTAAGAAATTCAAGTACGGCGAAACGGGCGACGTGATCATCGAGGACGCGCCTGTGGACTACGCGGGCTTCCGTCAGGCGATCGCCGCCAACCTCCGTGACCGCCGTACGAAGGGCGTCGATGAGTTCCAGTTGATCGACAAGGCCGTGCAGGTGTATGACGCCGCACGTGAGGCCAGGGCTGCCAACGGCGACGAGGGCACCCGCTCTGAGCATACGACTGTCGGCAGCCGCAAACATTGGCGTTACGCCTTGGCCGATGCCGTATCGGCGTTCTTCGGTGTCGGCACAGCAGTCGACAAGCGTGAGATTGTGTTCACCGGCGACCTGTACATGGCAGGCGCGGCTGAGCTCACGTTCGAGTACCTGTTTAAGATCGGCAACCGCCGTGCGCAGCGCTGCTATGACGAGCGCCTATTTGCAGGCGAGCCCACCGTCGGTGTGTATGCCGAGAAGGCAGCGGAGTTCATGGCCGAAGTCGAGAAGCGCTTGAAGCATGAGGGTGCCGACATCGAGGTCGACGGGGAAGTCGTCGGCGAGGTGGTCGTCGACCTCGACCACACTGAGGAGTAGGGAGAACACCATGGACTCGAACACCATCAAGGAGATCGCCAACCAGTTAGGCGTCGGTACCGACTACCTGTTGAATCACTTGTCGGAATTTGCGTCAAAATGGGCCGCGATGCAGATTACGAGAAACTCCATCGTCTGCGTGTTCCTGGTAATCACACTCATCATCACGGTGCGGGTGCTCGTATGGGCTATCCATTCCGCCGACGACGAGTACAGCAGTTTCGTCCTGATCGCCATTATCGATGCTATCGTGGTAATTTTCCTGTTCATCGCCATTGCATTCTCGGCCGCAAACATCATGGCATATGCCGTATCACCCGAGGCGGCCATGGTTAACAATATGTTGGCGATGCACTGATGGGACGACACATTAAGTTTGCGAGGCCATGCGATTGCCCGACGTGTGGTGCGACCCCATCGCACCAGAAGTGGAAGCCGCGCAAGATAGTCGATGCTGACGAGATGGTCGCGATAGGGGACGTCGATCCAGTCGACGCCGTCCATTGCCCTAGGTGCGACCTCGTCTTCGGTGTTGTGCATTATGAGCATGACGACTGCTACATCACGAGCTGGACCGAGTTTGAGACGATTCCACGGTATTGCCCGTGGTGTGGAGAGGACTTGACGGACAAATGATTACCGACACTAAAAGATCGCCGAGCGCTTTCGTATTGAAGCCGATTACTGGCGTAACTATCGCAAGGATAATGTTATTTTCGATGTGCCGAATTACCTGTTCAGTGACAGTGTGCTCATGGCTTTTGGCGTCAACGGCATAGATGAGATAGATATGCCCGTTTACGAGCTGTTTGACAAAATGGCAGATATTATTGATCCACAAGAACGTTAAAGCATTTTGAAAATACTTTCAATTTATCAAAATATCGGTGTATTGAAAGTAGTATAATGACCCTGTCAACTAGAAGGAGGAACAAATGCCTGAGTATATCGTTTTCGTCATGCCGCCAGTGGACGAGGATGCTGAGCCATTCGACATCCCGGAATGGGGCTATATCGAGGCGCTCGCCACTGTGGATCGTTATCGCGCGCATGGTTGGAAGGCATGCATCATCGACTTCGGCACGCCGTTCGTGCCGTGGCGCGCCGGGCGCCTAGACGGCCCAGACATCCGCGTCATGGCGCGTACATGCGACGAGGCCGTCATCAGGGCACGCGCCATCAGCCACGACTGCACCAGTTTTCAAAGGATGGACTAACGATGCGTGATTTCATCTACACAATGTTGACGGTCGTGGGGATTGTGGCCACGGCTGTCGCCGCGGCGTATGCGTTCGCAGACAGGGGCTATTTCGCCGTAGGCGGCGAGTATGCGTTCTTGTTCCTGCCGCTGATCGGCATGTGCATCGAGTACATGGTCAAAGACCGATAAGGAGGGAGGCACTATCGTGCGGATCGGCGATGTGAAGCCGTTCAAATACGTCTATGCAGACGATCGGCAGCAATTCACGAGGCCGCTCGAGGAGGCGGCGGAGTTCTTCGTAGCATGGCGCTTTTGGATACAACGGCGCGATAACCAGAGGTATTCGGCGAAGGCGCGTGACAAGATGCTCGACAAGGCCGCAGACGTGATCCAAGCCATTGTCAACTGTGTCGCATCGGTCGGCATCGATGATATGTCGGAGCTGATGGCACGCTGCGAGAAACGAAACATGAAGAGGGGTAGGTATTGATGCAGGTCGAAGTGGTCGTGGCCATGGAGCGGAGGCCGGTCACCGTGCACGGGCACGGCGGCAGCCTGATCGGGTGGTTCCAACGAGGCGGTTTCCTCGGTAACAACCAGAAGCCCGTCGGGCTCGTCGAGTTCGCGGACGGTACGGTAGGCGAGTACGAGGCGAAGGAAGTGCGTTATGTCGACCACATATAATTGCGTGCATTATGACAGGGACCTCATGCGCTCATGTATATACGGGCTCGCAGTCGGCGACGCCCTCGGTGTGCCATATGAGTTTCGCGAGCGCGGCACGTTCGAATGCACGGGTATGGTTGGCGACGGCACACATAAGCAGTATGCCGGCACATGGTCTGACGATACATCGATGGCCCTGTGCATATGCGCGAGCATCAAGCGGCTCGGAATCATCAACATGGCTGACATCGCCTACAGGTTCCGTCAATGGCTGGAGCACGGTGACTACACATGTGACGGGCGTGTGTTCGATGTCGGCATGACATGTAAGAGGGCTATCTCGACAGGCGTGCCTGATAAGTCATATGACGACTGCGGCAACGGCTCAATCATGAGGACGGCACCGCTTGCCATGCTTGACCCCATCGAACCCTATGATATACGTGAGGTCTCGGCAATCACCCATGCGCACCCGTAGCAGAGTGGTCATGCGTCGCGCTGTGCGACATATTGCGGACTATCCGCAATGTCGGCACACCGGCGAGGGGCGACCTCTGGCATAGATACGGGTATATCGCATCGAGGCCAGTCGAGGCAGTCAAAAGCGACGGCTATTGTGAGCACACACTCGAGGCCGCACTCTGGTGTTTCTTGAACACGTATTCATATACCGATTGCGTGCTTGCCGCCGTCAACTTGGGTGGTGACACAGATACCACGGCAGCCGTGGCCGGTGCCATCGCAGGCGTGTATTACCGCTTCGAGGCTATCCCGCCGAAGTGGATCGGCCAGCTGCGGGGTAAGGCCGTAATCGATCAATGTATTTAGAAAGGATAAATGATGATTGACGGGTATCTGCTGAACACTCGTGTTTTCAACAAGGTGAACGACGACAAGCATCAGGCGCTCAAGCCGCTCGAGGAGGCAGCCGAGATCTTCGGTGCATGGCAGGAGTTGGATAACATGCGCCGCAGCCCATTCCTGTCGGCTTGGAGGGATGTACGTGACTGCCTAATCGACGAGTGTATGGACACAGTGCAGGCGACGGCCAACTTGCTTGCGGCAATCGGCGCAACGCAGGGCGAGGTCGACGCCGCCATCAAGCGCATGGACGAGCGTAACGGGGACCGAGGCAGGCTCTAAGAAATGGAGGAAGAGATGGCTATCGAACTGCCCAAAGACGCGACAGGCTGCGAGATTCCGCTAGACACAATGACGCTGTATAACGAGGACGGCAAAGAGTTTGAGGTTAACTACTATACATACTCAGTACGCCAAACCATCCCACAGCGTAAGTGGCAAGTGGTGATGATGGACTGTATTGTTCATGATTGCTCAGATCTCTACATCGCCCCACCGGATAGCTGGGAGAAGCTATTTGAGGATTTGAAAGCAGTTAAAGACTACGGGAATTCGTCTTGTCTCGATAATCCGGTATGTTACTACACCAATATGACCGGCAAGATGTGTGGCAAATGCAAGTTTTACGGAGGAACAAACTGTACCGGCAAGATGTGCGCCGACATCCTCGACCGCATTCGCAAGCTGAAGGGTGAGGACTAATGAACATCGAGATGCCAAAGGATGCCGACGGGCGAGAGATTCCGTTTGACACTAAAGTGCTGTATGACAGGTTCGGTTTTAAGAACAACGTGAAGTCGTTCCTGTATGTTGTCAGTACCGGTGCATGTAACGGTATATGGCGAGTGAAATTCACAACTGGCACTTCGCTGTTCGCAGTAAGCGATATGCATCTCGCCGAGCCCGATAGCTGGGAGAAGCTAGACGAAGACCTGCACGCGGTCGAGGTTTGCGGAGATTCTCCCGACCTCGAAGACCTGGTGTGCGCCTACGCACACAATATCGGTAAGAAGTGCGCAGAATGCAAGCTTTACGCAGGGGATTGCACTGTCAATATGTGCAAGGACATCATGTCCCGTATCCACAAGCTGAGGAGTGAAGGCAAATGATCACTGATGAAGAGCGCCATGAGATAGCCGAGGAATTGCGTGCGCGCCGCGGTTGTAATGGGTTCGACCAGTGCGATGAGTGTCAGGAGCTCAGTCTAAAACTGTTCGGCGGTACATTGGCGCTATGCCAACTTGATAGCGACGGCGTTAATTATTGGGAAGAGCTCGCAGACCTGATCGACCGACCTGACAACCCGACATGCCGAAACCTCTCGAATAACGATAGGTCGTTCCATTGCAGCCGATGCGGGTATAAGGCGTTTACATATAGCGATTCAGACTGCGACCCGGAAGATTTCACGTATTGCCCGGAGTGCCGTGCAGAGGTGGTGGACGAATGATTACCGATGATGAGCGCCGCGAGACTGTGGAGAATCTGCGTCACCTATCCTACATGAACCGCGTCCGCTACAAAGAAGAGTTCTATGAACTGCTGGACGAGACGGTAATGGAACCCGACATCGGATACCACGAGATGAACGACGTGTTCGAGCGTATTGCCGACCTAATTGACCGCGGCGAGTGCGAGAACGTCTACGACGAGAACGAAATGGGAGCCTGTGACAACGGCTTCGAGTGCTCGGTCTGCGGATGCAGGGTCGAGGACGAGGAGCACTACCACGTGAGTGGTACATGGAACTTCTGCCCCCAGTGCGGAAGGAAGGTAGTGAACCATGCACATTAAATGCCCCAACTGCGGCGGGCAGATCGATTTCCACGCAGGGCACATCAACAACGGCCGTGTGTTCGTCTGCGAGAAGGGCAAGCCGCTCATGCGCGAGGTCAAATACTATTGCGATAATTGCGACTCGGTAATTATTTTCATCAAGAAGTGCGAACCGGATGTGACTGACCATGATTGAGAATGAGCCCATCAGTGGGTACAACCTGCCGCCGGGATGCCTCGATAATGACATCGACCGTGCATACGGCGGTGAGCGTCGCTATTGCAGCGAATGCAAGCACTGCCTCGTATCAGACGAACTCGACTGCTGCGTCTGCGAGGTAGATTTGGCCGATGCGATCGCGAAGCTTCAGGGTGCGCAACGCCGGTCGCCGAAGTATATCCTCGCTGCGGTCGAGGACGCAACCACGAACGAAGGCAACTGCTGCGCCGATTTTGAGGAGTGAGGGCAGCGTAGAAACATATCAGAGAACGATTGTAGCATATGTAGAAGGCGCTATTTTGGCTTAGCGTGTGTGCTTGCAGGGCCCCGAGGCGAATATCTGCCTCGGGGCATTTTTCGTATCTTCTGGCTGAAAATGGCACTTTCCGATTTATCTGCGTGGTTGACAGGTAGTAGATGGCGAAACGCGATGTAGATGGGTATGCGGTGGTGTTCTGCGCAAGTTACTGTCACACTACCTGTCACACTGCTTTTGGGCCTGTGTGACAGGTAGTAGGCGTCAAAACGCGACGTAGGTAAATTGTTGGGTACCCAAGTGTCACACTGGCAAACAGCAGGCCGCCCCTATATTAGATATTTTCTATAGGCATATCTACCATTTATAAGTATATATTTTCAAAATATAGGGGTATAGGGAAGCGTGACAGTGTGACAGTGTGACAGGTAGTAGTAAAAACATGCGTCTACATCGCGTTTTGTCAGAACTACCTGTCACACGGTGCAGATAAATCGAAAAAAGCGGTGTGACACGTGTGTGACAGCAGTGTGACAGGCGGTAGGAGGCATATATGTCGACCTCGGTGAACATGCGGAGGCGTTTCGATTTTGATGGGTGGGTATATACGATATACACAGTCGCGCGAACCAAAAGGCCCCGAACGCCTAACTGTGTATATCGCATATACACAGTATACACACTACACACAGCCGAGCAGTCATTTGAACGGTCCTGCCAGGCGTTGTAAAATATAATTCTGTGGAGATGAGGAGGGATATTTTGCCTTATATCAAATTCAACAACGCGATACAGCGCAAGCGATATTGGCTCGGCGAAGACGGCATCGAGCTGATCAACGACTGGAGGCGTCGAGGGCTGTCGGTGAAGGCGATCGCTGAAGACAAGATCGGCGTCGCGCACACCACGCTCATGAAATGGCGCCAGCAGTCGCCCGAGCTGGACAAGGCGCTCACCATCACCGAGGACCTCGTAGACGGCCAGGTGGAAGGCGCATTGCTCAAGCGTGCGCTCGGGTATGACTATTTCGAGGAGACATGGGTGCTTGATCAAGATACCGGCCGGGAAGTGTTGACCAGGAAAGTCAAGAAGCATGTGCCGGCAGACGTGAAGGCCATCGCCATGTGGCTGTTCAACCGGCGCGGTGACGCCTGGAGATCGATGCAGCCCCAGTTGCCTGCCGACGACGGCGACATCATCGACGTGAAGAACGTACTCGTGCAGATCGAGGAGGCGGCTGATGGAGATAAGGCTGACGCGTAAGCAAGCTGAATATGTGCGCGAGGCGCACCACCGCTGGAACCTCGCCACGGGCGCCGTGCGCTCCGGCAAGAGCCACCTGGCCGTGCAATACACGATCCCCGACCGATTGATCAAGCTGCGTGGCAAGAAGGGCCTGGCGTTGATCTTAGGTGCCACGAAAGAGAACATCGAGCGCAACGTCTTGACACCGATGCGTGACATGTGGGGTGACAAGTTCGTAGGTGACATCAACGCCCGCAACTGGTGCGAGATCTTCGGCGAGCGTGTGTACTGCATCGGTGCCGAGAACGCAGGCCAGGTATCGAAGCTGCGTGGCTCAGAGATCAAGTTCGCATATTGCGACGAGATCTGCGACATCCACCCCGATGTGTTCGAGATGCTCAAGAGCCGACTCTCCCTGCCGTACAGCGAATGCCACGGCGCATGCAACCCGGCAGGCCCGACGCACTGGCTCAAGCAGTTCATCGACAAGGGCGAGGCAGACCCGGGTATCGACATGTTCGTGCAGAGGTACACGATCGACGACAACCCGTTCCTGCCGCCTGCCTATGTCGCCGGCCTCAAGGCCGAGTACCGCGGCACGGTGTACTACGACCGATACATCAGGGGCCTGTGGGCGAAGGCCGAAGGCCTCGTGTACCCTAACTGGAAGGATGCGCAGGAACCGACATGGTCGCCCACGGAACCGGGAGACGTACGCGGCTACTGCATCAGTATCGACTACGGCACGCAGAACCCGTTCCATGCGATCAAGTGGATGCTCGACACTGCCGGCACCTGGCACGCTGTCGGCGAGTACCGCTACTCGGGACGTGAGGAAGGCAGGCAGAAGGCAGACCCCGACTATGTCGACGACCTGGTCGTGTTCACGAATGACGCACCAGAGGATGCAGAAGTCGAGGTCATAGTCGACCCCAGTGCATCGTCGTTCATCGCACAGCTGCGTAAGCGCGGCGGTTTCAAGGTGAGGAAGGCCGATAACGATGTAGACGACGGCGTGCGCGACACCGCATCGGCGATGCAGTTGGGCCAGGTTAAAATCGGCGATACACTCGCCGAATTGGCGCGTGAGTTCTGCGGCTATGTGTGGGATGATAAGGCTGATCAAGACAAGCCGGTCAAGGTCGACGACCACGGCATGGATGCGCTGAGGTATTTCGTGAGGACGAAGCGTGTATACAAGCCGCGTGACATGGTATACGAGTCGCCGTTTATGGGCGGCGCAGACGAAGGGCCTAGGAGGTTCGCATTATGAGATGGGACGAGGTACGCGACGACAAGTCGCGCATGCTCACGTACCAAGATTTCGTGGAGGCAGGCGACGCCAACCGCGAGGGCTTCGTATTGGAGGCGATCGAGCGACATAAGTCGGGCAAGGCGTACCGCACGGCACTCGTGGCCGATGCATACGACCGCCAGGAGAACACGACTATCAACACCTATGTGCAGAAGGTCTTCGACATCACCGGGTCTAAGCTCGTGGACTTCACGGCGAGTAATAACAAGATCGCGAGCAATTTCTTCCACCGCCTCAACACTCAGCGCACGATGTACTCGCTCGGTCAAGGTGTGTCGTTCATCGATGTCGACGAGATCGGCAAGAAAGACGAGACCAAGGAGAAGCTCGGCAAGCATTTCGACCACGACCTGCGCACGCTCGCATACGATGCGCTTATCCACGGCGTTTGTTTCGGCTTCTGGAACCTCAACCGCATGTTCGTCTTCCCGCTGACCGAGTTCGTGCCACTCTGGGACGAGTATGACGGCACTCTCAAGGCTGGTATCCGCTTCTGGCGTATCGACCAGTCGCGCCCGATGCAGGTTGTGCTCTATGAGGCAGATGGCTACACCCGCTACCAGAGCTACCAAGATGCGAACGGCTCCACGAGCGAGCGCCTCGAGGCAGTCGATGAGAAGCGGCCTTACATCGAGGAGACGAGCTATACGCCTGCAGACGGTGTCGAGCAGGTTATCGGCGGCGAGAATTACTCGGCGTTGCCCGTAGTGCCGATGTGGGGCTCGAAGCTCCACCAGTCGACGCTTGTGGGCATGCGCCAGGCGATCGACAGCTACGACCTCATCCGCAGCGGCTTCGCGAACGACCTCACCGACTGCGCGCAGATCTACTGGCTAGTGTCGAATGCGGGCGGCATGAGCGACAAGGACCTGCAGAAGTTCCTCGACCGTTTGAAAATCAACCATGTCGCGCTCGTCGATTCCGACGACGGCGGCAACGCCCAGGCGTATACCCAGGAGATCCCGTACGCCGCACGCCAGGCGTACCTGCAGTCGATCCGCGACGGCATCTACGAGGACTTCGGCGCCCTCGATGTGCACACGGTGGCGGCTGGTGCCACCAACGACCACATCGATGCTGCATACCAGCCTATGGATGAGGAGGCGAGTGACTTCGAGTATCAGGTCTCCGAGTTCGTGCAGCAGCTGCTTGCCCTCATGGGTATCGAGGATGCGCCTGTGTTCAAGCGCACGCGCATCAGCAACCAAAAAGAGCAGGTCGACATGGTGATGAGCGAGGCCCCGTACCTCGACCATGAGACTGTCCTGCGTAAGCTGCCGAACATCTCGCCCAATGAGGTGCCGGCGATCAAGGAACGCCTCGATGCCGAAAACGAGGAGCGCATGGGCGCGCTGGTGAATGTCACTGCGCCCACTGGCGATAAAGGCGATGACGATGACGACGATGACGGCATGCTTTAGTGTTTAAGGTGGTCCTACCGTGAAGATCTATTCAGTTGACGAGATCCCTATCATTAAAGACGGGTTTCTGTTTAAGTATGTGTCGAGCACCGGCGAGGTATCACCGGCATTTGCATCGCCCAGTGCGGCAATCAAATATGCACTGAAGTTCGGCGGATACGAACTCGTGCCTGATGAAGCAGAAAAGCCTTCTACTACCGCCAAGACTAAAGAGCCTCCAACAGTCACCAAGGCAGAATCTCCCACAGTTACCAAGACGCAACATTTTGACGGCTTCCAGATCGACACATATTCAGACGGCACCTACGGCTACATGACAGACGCCGGCAAGCACAAAGAGGGCTATAAGTCGAAAGACGGCGCCAAGAAGGCCGCCATCAAGCTCGCCGCCACAGAACCGAAAGGCCCGCAGGTCCTGAAGAGTGAAGACAAAGGCGGCTATGTCGTCAACACGTTCACCGACGGCACTTATGGGTACATGATGCCGGATGGGACTTTCAAGAACGGCTACAAGTCGAAAGACGGTGCCGGCAAGGCGGGCAAGAAGCTCGCGACGAAGGCAGCGAAGTCGCAGGAAAGCACCCAGGCCAAGTTGCTCGAGAAGCAGGCGCAGGAGTTGCAGGAGAAATTGCAGCTCACATACTCAGATGCGATCGACGGCATGACTTCACGCATCGAGGCCTCACTCAAGGAATTCGCGGCCGATGACGCGAAATGGCAAGCCGATGTCGCAGCCGGCAAGAAAGACGCGAAGGCTTACAAGGCTTGGCGTAAGGACCAGGCCTTGCATAACGACCAGCTCAAGGCACTCAAGCAGGCGTTGGCGCAGGACCTCACGGCTGCCGACAAGATGGCGATGGCGTATGTCAACCAAGTGCCGGCAGGTGTGTATGCAGAGGGCATGAACTTCGCGACATATGAGATCGAACACGGCGCCAAGGTGAACACGTCATTTACGCTGTATAACAAGAACACCGTCATGGAGCTCGTCGTGAACGAACCCGATTTGCTCCCCCAAGCAGCATTCGATAAGGCGAAAGATAAGGCATGGAACAGCCGCCACGTCACGTCTGCGGTGACGCAGGCAGTGCTGCAGGGGCAGACGATCCCACAGCTCGCCACATCAATCGCCGGTATCGCCGCAATGGACCAGCGGGCAGCTATGAAGGCTGCGCGTACCGCCATGACGAGCGCACACTCACTCGGCAAACTCAAGGGCTATGAGCGCGCCGCCGATATGGGTATCGATGTCGAAAAGCAATGGTTGGCGGCGCTCGACTCGCGCACGCGCGGCAGCCATCGCCACCTGGATGGCGAGACTGTCAAGCTCGATGCCGAGTTCAGCAACGGGCTGAAGTACCCCGGTGACCCTGACGGCCCCGGCTCTGAGATCTACAATTGCCGCTGTACACTCGTGCCAGTTATCGGCGATGTGGATTATGACGAGGTCGAGCGTGCCAACAAGCTCGGCAAAATGAGTTATGAGGAGTGGAAAGCCGAGAAGTTGACAAAAGAGCAGAAGCTCGCGAATGCACTCGACAGCCAGCTGAAGGATGTCGATAATGAGATTGACGTATTGAAAGAGCTCATGAAGAGTTCCGACAAGACATATTCCGGCATTTGGAAAGACCCCGTGACACTCGCCGATTGGGATGCAAAGAAAGACTCGATCCCCAAGAAACTCGAGTATTTCGAGGAGCAAGTCGCCAAGGCTATGAATGCCGGCGATGATGCCGCGTTGATAAAATGGCAAACGCTCATCGACGATGTGGAAGATTTCGATAAGCAAGGCCAGGCGTACAAGGCGCATATCGACAAGATGTCGGCGTTGAGGCTCAAGCGCCAGTCGATCCACAAGCAGATGGTCGACTTAGGCCTCATTGAAGATTCTGCTTTCAGCGAGGAACGCAAGGCGAACGCCTGGAGGTTTACTTCGTCGGCTGAGGCCGATAAGCATTTCCGTGGTGTATGCGGTAAGGTCTGGCGTGAAGCCACCAAGTCACAGCGCGATGGCATTTACGGCTATACGCAGAGCTCCGGTGCTTGGAACCGTCCGCTGTCCGGTTTCCAGAAGCCATGGTCGCAGGGTGGTTCCGGCTGGGAGAAGAAGTTCTACAAGGGTGTCGGCAATGTGTGGATCGACTTCGAGGGCAAGGGCTCTGCGATCCGCCACATGACTGAGATCATTGAGAAATCATCGTACGATCATGATACATGGCTCGTACGTGGATGCGATTACAACGCCATGGAGTCGTTTTTCGGCATAGATGCATCGGAGTTGTATTCTATGGATACAGACGAGCTCAAATCACTCGTCGGCATGTCAAACCGCATTCAATCGTTCGTGTCGACTGGTACAGCGAAGGGTAAGGGTTTCAGTGGCAAGCCTGTCGCAATGGAGATCTATTGCCCAGCCGGGTCTGAGATGATGTACGCGGAGCCATTTTCAGCGTTCTCTGGCGTCAGCTACAGTGGGCATAGCTGGGACGGCAAGAAGGAGCAACACAGTTTCGGCCACGAGTCGGAGATGATCTTGCAGCGCGGCGGTTACTACACTGCGACCGATGTATACAAAGGCACCGACGGCAAGATGCATGTCGTGTTGGAACTGCACCCTGAACAGGGTTATGATAAGTTCCAGCAGGATCCCAAAGAGTGGACCGGCTCGAAGGACAAATACAGGTAAGGAGTACCATGGCCACTGAGAAACAGAAAGTACCCAACCTCGAGCTCGATGATTCGTTCGGCTGCCTGAAGCGCAACCCCCGTAAATGCCGGACCTGTGCGAATGCACACGGCCCGGCGCCGTGGGAGGACTCGCCGGACAAGTCATATTGCCTGGCGTACGAGCGCCGCCTCGGCAACATCAAGCCCGATGCCGTATACTTCGACGGGGCCGACTGCCCGTTTTATATCGAGGAAGAGGCGTGACATGGCTGGCGACGTTACGGTGAAGCAAGACAACACCGAACAAGTCATCGACGGTATCGATTCGGCTATCGGTGTCGCGCTCGAGAAGATCGGGCTCTTGGCCGAGAACTATGCGGCCAAGAAATGCCCGGTCGATACCGGTAACCTGCGTGCATCGATCACGCACGAGGTGGATGCCGGCGATAACGCCGTGTACATCGGCACGAACGTCGAATATGCACCGTACGTCGAGCTCGGTACTTCGCGCCAGAAGGCGCAGCCGTTCCTGAGGCCTGCGGCTTCCGAACACGGCGCACAATACCGACAAGTGCTGAAAAAGGCACTCGGCGGCAGCAGTTAACCTGGTATTATTTATGTTAAATGCGCGAAGCAATGCGCTACACAGTATGGGGTCGAAGCACGCGCCCCAGAGTCCGAAGGAATGGAGCGAACACCATGGCACTTACCCGCAAACTCCTCCGATCCATGGGGATCGAAGACGAGAAGATCGACCAGATCATCGACGCACACACTGAGACCGTCAACGCGCTGAAGGACGAGCGCGATGGGCTCAAGGATGCAGCGGACCGACTGAAGAAGGCTGAGGCAGAGCTCGAGGAGCTCAAAGCCAAGCCGGCAGACGGTTACAAAGAGAAGTTCGAGAAAGAGCACGCCGATTTTGAGGCGTTCAAGGCAGATACCGCTAAGGCTGCCGCCGACCGCGAGAAGAAATCGCTGTACCGCAAGCTGCTTACCGATGCAGGCGTCGACCCCAAGCGTATGGATGCCGTGATGCGTGTCGCCGACCTATCCGAAATCGTGGTCGAGGACGGCGCCATCAAGGACGCCGACAAGGTCACGGAGAAGGTCAAAGGCGAGTGGTCCGATTTCATCCCGACCACAAACAAAAAGCCCGCGGGTGTCGATACGCCCCCTGCTGGCGCAGGCGACGGCGCGGCAGAACCGAAGTCGCTGGGTGACGCCTTGCGACAGAAGTACACCAAGCAGAACACTGATTAAAGGAGGCAATTATGCCTATCACCCTCGCAGAGGCCAAGGTCGGCATGGCCGACAAGGTCGATCAGCAGATCGTCGACATGTTCCGTCGATCCTCCCTGCTCCTCGACCGCCTCACTTTCGACAATGCCATCTCCCCGGGTACCGGCGGCTCCACGCTCGTCTACGGCTACACGCAGCTGAAGACGCCTTCTACTGCTGCCGTCCGTGCCATCAACTCCGAGTACACGGCAAATGAGGCCAAGCGTGAGAAGAAGACCACGCAGGCCATTATCATGGGTGGTGCCTTCGAGGTCGACCGTGTCATTCAGGACACTTCGGGTGCCATCGACGAACTCGTGTTCCAGGCCGATGAGAAGATCAAGGCCACTGCCAATTTCTTCACGCATTGCGTGATCAACGGCACCACGGCCGGTACTGCTGCACCTGGTAAGACTACCGGCACTTTCGACGGCCTCAACAAGCTGCTCTCCGGTTCTTCCACCGAGTACACCGCCACCGCGGACCTGTCTACCAGCGCGAATGTGGACGCCAACTACAACCAGTTCCTCGACGAGCTCGACGAGTTCATCTCCGGCATCGACGGCATGCCCGACATGCTGCTCATGAACCGCAAGATGCTCTCCAAGCTCCGTGGTATCGCACGCCGTGCCGGTTATTACGAGTCCACGAAGGACGATTTCGGCCATGTAGTCGAGACGTATAACGGCATCGAGCTCATGGACGCCGGCGAGTTCTACGACGGCACCAAGACCGTCGACATCGTCGCCGACACCGCTGCCGGTTCTAGTACCTTCGGCACTTCCGATATCTACGCGGTCAAGTTCGGCCTCAACGCCTTCCATGGCATTTCCCCGACCGGCACCAAGGTCATCACGTCCTACATGCCCGACCTCACCCTGCCGGGTGCCGTCAAGAAGGGCGAAGTCGAGCTTGTCGCCGGTGTCGCCCTCAAGAACACGCTGAAGGCCGGCCACATGAAGGGCATCATCACCGCGCCGAAGACTGCCTAAGGAGTCGATATGCTGGAGGAGTTGCTCGCAGAGATCCATAATTGGTTCGAATGCGATTACCTCGCAGGTGAGCTCACTGTCATGGATGGTGAGCTTACCCTCCCGCATGGCTTCGTCAAGAAAGGCCAGTATTACCGCATCGTCGGCAGTGTTTTCAATGACGGCCTGCACAAGTACTCGACATCAGACCTCACAGATGAGGTATTCGATGGCGAGGTGTGGGCGTTGGCCGTGCCGAAGGCAGTCATCGATATCGCGACCGAAATCGAGGCGTGGCGTAAGGCCAACCCCGATTCCGTGTACACATCAGAGTCGTTCGGCGGGTATTCGTACACGAAGGGCACTGCTTCCGACGGCATGCCCATGCGATGGCAAGATGTATTTCGCCGACGCCTCAATCGTTGGAGGAAGTTGCCATGAGTTTGATCGATGCTTTCAAAGAGCCTTGCGTCGTGATGAACAAGGCCAAGGTGTCTGATGGTGAGGGCGGTTTTACGACTGCCTGGCAGGAAGGCGCCGAGTTCGAGGCTGCTATCGTGAAAGACATGAGCCTCGAGGCGCGAATTGCCGAGAAAGACGGCCTCACGAATACGTACACCATCACCACGTCGGCGAACGCCTCACTTGAGTTCCACGACGTTTTCAAACGCAAGTCGGACGGGCAGGTGTTCCGTGTCATGTCGAATGGCGACGACAAGCGCACGCCGTCTGTCGCATCGTTCGAGTTCGAGCAAGTGAGCGCCGAGGAATGGAGCCTATCATGACGCCTGCAGCTGCGGTCTACGGTTTCATGGCCGGTTTCGGTATCCCGGCGTATGCGGCGACTTCCGTACCCGATGAGGCGGAGTTCCCATACATCACGTACGAGCTCGCAACCGATGATTTCTGGGGTGGCGAAGTCGCGTTGTCGATGGACATCTGGTACCGTGGCGACTCCGAGGCAGAGCCGAATGCGAAAGCGCGTGAAGTCTCAAAGGCACTTATCGGCTGCAAGTGTATCCCATGTGACGGCGGTGGAATCATACTCAAAAAGGGCTCGCCATTCTGCCAGAGCATGGGCGATACTACTGACGATAAGATCAAGCGCCGCCACATCAACGTGACGGCAGAGTTTATCACCTCATTTTGAGAGGACAAGTTAAATGGCTAAGTTCACACAGATCCCAACGGATACTTTCAAGAAGCTCCAGCTCGGTGCTGGTCTCCTCGCTACCGAATTCGACCCGGCGACCGGCGAGGTTGACAAGGCTAATATCGTCGGCGCGACGAGCGGCGGCGTGTCATTCGAGGCCACGCCCTCATTTACCGATTTCGGCGAAGACATCGATAACTGCCCGAAGAACACGAAAGAGCTCAAGGTGCTCGATACTTGGGAAGCCAAGATGTCCGGTACGCTCGTCACGATGGATACGAAAGCCGCTGCGTCGGTCGTCGGCACTGCTGCCGTTTCGACTGAAGACCAAACCAAGGTCGTGCCCCGCAACTCCGTCGACGCCAAAGATTTCAAAAACATTTGGTGGGTCGGCGATTACTCCGACATCAATGAAGACGGTGCGTCTGCCGGCAAGGCCGGTTTCATCGCGATTAAGCTCATCGACGCGCTGTCGACCGGCGGTTTCAAGATCCAGTCTGGTGACAAAGCGAAGGGCACGTTTGAGTTCGAGTACACGGGCCATTACAGCCTCGAGAACATCGACACCGTACCGTTTGAGATCTACATCAAGGCAGGTTCGGCCGACGCCTAGGCGTGGCCAGAAGGAGGAAACAAATGAAACTCAGTGACATCAAGGGTGATCGCGTGCTCGACGTCATTGCCGACATCATCGACCCTATCGCGAACATGGTGCAGGACAAGGACGTCGCCGCTATGTTCAAGCGCGAGGCCGTGCCGGAGGGCATGGATGCACGCGATTTCTTCGCGAAGCGCATGTGTAAGGGCCTGCCTGTTCTGCTCAAGAGCCACAAGGCCGACATCATCGCTATCATGGCGGCGATCGAAGGCGTGACCCCTGAGCAGTATGCGGAGTCGCTCGATTTCCCGAAACTGTTCACCGATGCCATGGAGCTCGTGACTGACAATGCGTTCCTCGATTTTTTATCATCGCGGGAGACAAAGAAGGGCGCAGATGCGCCTGGCTCTGCCTCGGGGAGTTTCGAGGTCCTCTAAGGGCCGACGTATTCGTCAAATTCACGCTGGCCCGCTATAGGAAAGAACGGGATGAGATGGCGTTCAAGGTATACGTCACCGACTCCCTGTACCTCATGGGCCAACAGAAGTTTATCGGTCGCAGATGGTACGACCAAGTCCGGCCCAAGGTATATGAAGACATCGACGCCGCCGCAGTCGTGGCGGACGTCACGAAAAGGGCGGGATTGGTGGTCGTATGAATCTACTCGACCTCGCCGTCAAGATCACATGCGACGACCAGGCATCCGGCGAGGTCGACAAGATCAGCGACGGCATCAAGAACAAACTGTGTGCCGCCGCTAAAGCCGGCGTTGCGGCCGCGGCGGCAGTCGGTACCGCGACAGTCGCCATCGGCAAGACCGCACTTGACGCATATTCGAATTACGAACAGCTAGTCGGTGGCATCGACACCCTGTTTAAAGCCTCTTCTGGCAAGATGCAGCAGTACGCGGCTAACGCCTACCAGACGGCCGGTGTCTCGGCCAACCGCTATATGGAGATCTCGACGAGCTTCGCGGCAGCGTTGATCAGTTCGCTCGGTGGTGACACTGAGGCCGCAGCCGATATGGCCAACACCGCCATTACGGACATGAGCGATAACGCCAACAAGATGGGCACGTCGCTTGAGACTGTCCAGGAAGCGTATATGTCGCTGTCGCGCGGCAACTACGAGATGCTCGACAGCCTGAAACTCGGTTATGGCGGCACCAAGTCTGAGCTGCAACGCCTGCTCTCAGACGCCGAAAAGTTCTCGGCAGCGCAGGGCAAAGTGCGTGATTTCTCTGTCGACTCATATTCAGATATCGTCGAAGCCATCCACATCGTACAAGACGAGATGGGCATCACCGGCACGACGGCGGAAGAGGCCGCGACTACCATCGAGGGCTCCGTCAACATGGCGAAGGCCGCATGGGACAACTGGCTCGCCGGCCTCGGCAATGAAGACGCGGACATGGAAGGCTTGACCGATCAGCTCGTTGGGTCCGTCGTCACCGCAGGCGAGAACATCATCCCGAGAGTCGGCCAGATCATGACTACCCTCGGCCAGACGATTGCAGATTATGCCCCTAATGTCGGCCGCTATCTCCGTATTGCACTTATCAGCGTCCTGCCTGAAGCCGTACAAGGGCCCATGCGTGACGCGTTCGCAGGTGTCGACAAAGTTGTTGGCAAACTTGAAAGCGTATTCAACGACAATTTGAAGCCGGCGGCCGACGCAGCAGACAGCGTTTTCAGCGCGATCAGCTCCGGTGTCAAGACTTTTGGCGATAACGTCAACGACCTAGTACTCCCAGCGATTGATACGCTGTCGCCTGCTTTCAACGATTTCTTCGGGGCGATCCAAACGGCGCAGCCCCTGCTCGAGTTCATCGCAAACATCATCGGTGTCGGGCTTGCAGCGGCAATCAGTGTCGCCATCAAGTTGTTTGCGGCCATTACAGAAGTCGTAGCGTTTGTGATCACTGGTTTCGCGCAGTTGTATGAAGACATCTCAGGTTTCGTGACCGGTGTCGTGCAATTCTTCACTGTTGACCTGCCGAATGCGATCAATGCATTGGTGCAATGGTTCGCGTCGTTGCCGGGCAACATCGCGGCGTTCCTGTCGACGGTCATCGCAAATGTCGCCGCATGGGTCGCCAACATGGTGTCGAATGCTGTAAATGCCGGTTCGCAGTTCGTATCGAACGTGGGCAATTTCTTCGCACAACTGCCTGGTAACATCCTCGGTTTCCTCAATTCGGTGATCACGAACGTACTGACTTGGGTGTCGCAGATGGGGCAGCAGGCTGCAAACGCCGCCACCACTTTCGCGAACAACCTCATCAACGGCCTCGCATCTATACCCGGCCAGGTGGCGTCGATCGGTGGAAACATCGTGCAGGGCTTGGTGAACGGCGTCACCGGTGCTGCTGGCAAGTTGATCGATGCAGTCAAAGGTGCTGTCGACGACGCGGTCCAGGCTGCCAAGAACTTGCTCGGTATCAAATCGCCGTCGCGCGTGTTCCGCAAGATCGGCCAGTATTCTATGCAGGGTGCGGCCCTCGGTGTCGATGATGATGCCGACTTGCTGCTGCAGTCTACTGATAACGCAATGCGCAACATGGTGTCGAGTGCGGCCGAGTATAATACACCTGTGGCAACATTCGATAATATGCCGTTAAGTGCTTTAATTGATGAAGTCAAGCAATTACGCGAGGACATCAAGGGCATGAAGATCTACCTCAACGGCAGGACGCTCGTCGGCGGTATCGCCGACGACATTGACAGGGAGCTCGGCAGGAGGGCAGCATGGTCGGCGACGATGTGATAATCGATTCAGTGGCACTATGCGAGACATATAAGCTAGTCGTCAAGCATTTCGAGGCAGAGCCGCCTGAACCTAAGACGCAAGTCGTCGAGATCCCATTCGGTGAGGACGTCGACATCACTGATGCATTCGGCAATGTCGCGTTCTCGCCGTACACGATGAAAATTGAGTTTCTGGCGCTATGTGGCGGCGATAAGTTCCGCCAGTTGATGTCTGAAATCATGGCGCGATTCCACGGCAAGCGTTCGACATTTGAGCTATCGAATGACCCGGGATATACATATAACGGCCGTTTTAAAGTCGCTGACATCGATTACAGCGATAAGAGGTTCGGTGCGTTCACGCTCGAGGTACAAGTCGACCCATGGAAACTCAAGCCAGATCGCGAATATACGTTTAACGCATACCCTGCCGTCACGAAACAATTTGAAAGCGGCAGGAAAGTTGTCAGGCCCGAAGTCACTACGAAGCAAGACGTATATGTGACATTCAAAGGTGTACGCGAGACTTTTAGCGAAGGCACACATTCCTCTGCAAACCTCGCTTTCACGTGGGGCATGAACGAGGTGACTTTCCAGTGCAAAGACTGGTGGTTCTACCAGCAAGGTAACACTCTTGTCGTTAACGACCCGTATATCTCATATGATGCTGCGACTGGTACGATCACGCTCGCAGATGAGATCATCGAATCGTTTACGTCGCCTGTGCTCACACTCGACGACTCGAAACAGATGGTGACTGTCCGCTATTCGTGGAAGGACATGTAATGTATTTAGTCTATGTCGGCGACCAGTTTATTCATGACGCATATTCTGACGACCGCAAAGTTCACGACGGTAAACTGTCTGGCGACGTCAATACTTTCCTCACGCTTGAGTTCACTGTACCGCCTACGAACCCGATGGCGAAGTCACTCATCAAACGCGATTACGCGCACCCTGTCACTGCCACTTTCGACGGTCAACGGCTTTTCCGTGGCTACATCGAGACCACAGAAGAGCAGTTGGACACCGAAGTCAAAGTCACTTGCAAAGGCGACCTCGCGATGCTCAACGATAGTGTTGTGAGGCCGTATACTACACAACAAGGCGATACGAACGGTGGTATGCAGTATATCGGGCAAGGCTATGAGACGCTGTTCAAGTGGTTTATCGGACAGCACAACGCAAACGTCGTCTACCGTGGCGCAGACGGGCAAGAACACGGCACTGAGAAACGGTTTCAAATCAGATACCCGTCGGGATCGAACACGAGCCTAGCAAAAGAGTGTGCCATCCTCGATAAGCGGTCCGGCGAAAGGCCGTACTCGCAATCGAAACCGACTACGTTGGGCGAGATACAGAGCAAGATCACCAAAGCACTCGGTGCGTATCTACAGCTGTGGTATGACGGTGACGTGAAGTGCCTCGCACTTTATGCCAATGTGCCTGAAGTCTTGAAAAACAACCAGGTGATCCAGTTTGGCCACAACATGACCGACTATATGTTCGAAGACTCATGTGTCGACACGTATACGGCAATCCGCGCACAGGGCGGTAACGACGCCAACAGTAACCCCGTCACGCTTAAGGGCATTGCCGACGGCGTGAAGTCTTCGGCATATTACAAACGTGGTGACGTCGTCTACCATATGGCGAACGCTGAGAAGTATGGGTACCGCGAATATGCCTGGAGCAATTCCGACATTACCGACGCCAACACACTCCTCGGCAACGCCATCGTGCAGCTCCAGAAGATCATGACGCCTGCGCAATCGATCGACGTGTCTGCCATGGATATGGTTTTTGTGAGCGGCAAATATAAGCACTTGCTGCCAGGTCAATTAGTTCAGGTGCAATCATATGCACACCACGTCGATGTCGAGCTTTTGGTGTCGTCATGTAACATCGATTTCGACTCGCCTGATTTAACAAAGTACACGATGGGCTCGTCGGCTTCGAGGATCACCAAAACATATGGGTCAATTATGGAGGAAATCACCGCAAATATGGACAAAGTGGACGATGCCGTCATGACCGCAAGTACAGCGCAGCAGACAGCACAACAGGCGACGGCAGTGACCATCAGGAGTCAGGGTGCGGTTTCTCCTGTTTCGCTCGCTTCTCTCGATACTGATGCTGAGAACACCGTTATTATGCCTGCAGATGGTATATCTATATCACACGCGGTTATTGCTGCGACTGCTTCCATGCGACAACTTTATATAAAGTTCTCGGTAGCTGATGTGATACAATCAAATATAAAATTAGGAACAATTCAAGACATGCCCGCAGCGCCGGCAACACTGATCGGGTTGACAGGGTATGTTAACACTGATGGTACGGTTATCGTCGAGCAGGGCCTGAAACCTGGAATATTGTACGAAATAAGCGTAGTCTTCGTGATTGGAGTTACAAGTGTCTGATCCGATCAATTTTGTTAAAAGTTCGGGGGGTTCTGTTGATGCAGAGTTTACAGGAAATGACGCCGTGATCAGGAATCTCGTAGACATCCTCAAAGTATGCAAAAGTTATGATCAAATGCTATTAAGTTCAATCGGAGGATTAATTTATTATAAGTCCAATACTTGGCATTTAACCGAGTCTATTCCTGTGTGCGGAGACCGTGTAGTCGTAAGCGGGCATTATGCGTCAATTTCTGATGCTGCAGTATATAAAGCACATCTGATTTTCTATGATGTAAACAATAACATCATAGCCAAATCGTACTATGAGACAGACCAGAACAATAAAGTTGAAATGTTGCCGAAGGGCACGAAGTATATTCGTGTGCAGTATTTTGTGAGTAATGCCGAAACGGAGGATACGCGCCCCCGAGTATATGCATCCATCGACTGGTCATTTCTGGAAAACAGGAAAACGCACAGTATTGATGCCGATATAATGCAACCGGCTGTGACTCCGGAGGATACTTCATTTCTAGTCAGAGCCGGCAAGAACATGATCAATCCGGCTTACGTATACCCTACCGGCAAGTTTTTCTTATATGTATCGGGTCATTATATGGACGGCGACGAAACCGCTTACAACACCCGTCTCATATCGATTGAACCTGGCGAGACATATGCCCTAAGCCATACATATCAATTAGTATTCTTCGACGAATTTGCCAATTTCATCGGAGGTATATCCAATTCGAAGTTAGGGCTGAAATTATCTGGACTCGTAACCGATAACAATATCGTGAAACCGCCTTCGGGTATCGGTTCTAATATTGTGTTTACTACGCCGAATGAAGCCAGGTATATATCTATTACTCTATACAAGGGAAATAGTAGCGTACAACTTGAGAAAGGTTCGGAATCAACTGCATATGAGCCGTATTCGGTTAATTTCAACTGCACGACGAAGGGTATGCAATCCATTCAGCGAGTCGTCGATGTAATAGTGCCTGCTGTTATGAACAAGAAAACTATTAAACTTATCGGGGACTCTATTACGGCTGGCGTAGGTGGAACGGGATACGACGCCAGCGCAGACGGCGGCGGTGTTCTTTTGTGGAACAACACGTATACCAACGTCAAGGGGACGTGTTGGGCGAATATGTTGAAAAGTTACTGGGAAAAGAAGTACGGATGTACAGTTCTCAATTATGGTTACTCAGGTATATCTAGTACACACATTATCTCCCACATCGATACTTTAGTGGAAGACTCAGATGATGTCGTAGTATGCATGATAGGTACTAATGATCGCATCGGTAGCCAAAATACGAATTTGACTGATTACATAGCAAAAATGTATCAAATCGTCAATTTGGTCAAGGCTAAGGGTAAAGACATCATCCTAATGGCAAACATTCCTGCATCAGTGAATAATGAAGTGAACACCCCGCGGGTGTTTCATATGGAGGATGTCGACAACGCCGTAGCATATGTTGCTACCCAAAATGCAATGGAGTATGTATCAGTATACAAACTTTTTACGGAGTATTGTAAGTACACCGGAACAAGCATTGATTCTCTGCTGAGTGATGGCTTACACCCGAATGATAAGGGCTACGGCGTAATGTTCGAATTGATAAGTAATGCTCTGGGTATAGCTACAAAGCGTCAAGATGCGACATGGTAGGAAGAAAGTTGGACCAATTCGTGCAACATATGTTAACTACGGTGATCACCACTGCTATGGGCACTATTATTGGATGGCTCCTCAACAGTGTGCGTACTCGTACCGAGAAACTCCATGAGAAGACCCGGCAGGAGGAGGTAGAACGGGAGCAGAACCGTAAAATGCTCGGTGAGCTCCTGTTCTATCGTCTCACAGATTTACATTATCGTTATGTCATCCAGGGCAACCCATGCTCCGCCGCAGACAAACAGCAAGTCGACGATGTGTATCATCATTATCATGATGAATTGGGACTAAACGGACCCGGTACACATATGTATAATGAGATCATGGAAGCACACCAAGGCTAAGGAGAAATCGATGCAATACATCATTCCCGACAAAGCATATAATGTTCTCAAGTGGACAGGCCTCGTCGCACTCCCGGCGGCAGCAACGTTCGTAGGCACCGTCGGTACTGCGTGTGGCTGGGAGTTTACCGGTATTGCCGTAACCATCATCACTGCGACCGGCACCCTCGTGGGCTCACTCATCGGTGTGTCCCATGCCACTGCGAAGGAGAACACGAATGATTAAGTTTATCGACATCAGCAATCATAAGAAGGGCATCGACATCAAGGCCGTCGTCAATAACGGCGGCCTTGGCGCCGTCGTGACCAAAGCCACTGAAGGCACTAATTTCGTCGATAGTCAATGCGACATCTACATTCAGCAATGCATTGCGAATAAGATCCCATTTGGCTACTACCATTTTGCAGGCAATAATGGCGCCGAGGCCGAAGCCGAGTTCTTCCGTAACAACACGCGTAATTACGAGCACTGCGGTATCCCCATCCTCGACTGGGAATGTAACCAGTCTGTCGCGTGGGTCAATGCCTTCGTCGAGCATTACCACGCATTGACCGGTATCTGGCCGTGGGTGTACGGCAATGCGTGGCGTTTCAACCAGGGCACGGTCAATACGAACTGCGGTCGATGGATCGCAGGGTACCCGTCTAATGGTATCACCGACATCAATTATGGCCTCGACAACGATATGCCGTATAAGGTCAATAATGGCCTTGTGTGTGCATGGCAGTTTTCGAACTCCGTGCACATCGCCGGGTACGGCGGTAACCTCGATGGCGACGTGTTTTACGGCGATGCTAAGGCATGGGCCAACTATGCGATGGCTACCGACGCACAAACACCGGCTCCCACCCCTGCGCCTGTACAGACGCCGCAGGGGTCTGTGCTCGACCTCGTGTGCCAGATCATCGATGGCAACATCAACGGTGATGCCCGCAAGGCATTCCTCGGCACGCGTTATGCCGAGGTGCAAGGTTTTATCCAACATATCTTCGACGCCTCACCGGCAGCGCTCGCGGCGGAAGTATGGCAGGGGCGTTATGGCAACGACCCCGTCCGCACCAAGGTACTGAACATCGCCGGCAAGGCGGCAGCTGTGCAGGCAGCCGTGAACGGCGGCAATGTGTCTGCCGGGCGTACCTATACCGTCAAGGCCGGCGACACCCTGTCGGGCATCGCCGCCAAGTATGGCACGTCGTACCAGGTGTTGGCGCAGATCAACGGTATCGCAAACCCGAACTTGATCTACGCCGGCCAGACAATTAAGCTACCGTAGTATCTGGGGCGGCGTTGTGCCGCCCCGTATTTGTAAGGAGGAAACCATGAATCAATTCCAACCGATGGCGTCTGCATATATGCCCGTACAGCAGCCGTACCAACCCTACCAACCGCAATACCAGCAAATGCCCACGCGCATGGTACCCCAGATCTCTGGGCGTGTCGTCAACTCGCTTGACGACATCACGGTGCAGGAGGTGCCGACTGATGGCACAGTGGCGTTGTTCCCATCTGCAGACGGTTCATGCGTCTACAGTAAGCGTTGGACGCCGGACGGCAATATCTTGACGATGCGTTTCGTGCCGGAGGCATCTGAGGCCCAGCCCAAGCAGCCGAGCCAGCTCGACATTATCGACAACCGTATTTCAGAACTGTTCGACGCAGTCGAGCGGATCGAAGATCGTTTGCCGTACGATGTCGAGGCTAAACGATCTTCCACGACTCGTAGGAAGGCGGTGAAGGCAAATGCCGCAGAATAACATTATGGATTTCGCACTCAACATGATCCAGCATAACCCGGCATTGCAGAACAACCCCAACGCACGTGAGATGATCGATGTCATTAAGAGCGGTGACGCGAACCGCGGCCAGCAGATCGCACGTAACCTATGTAACACATACGGTGTGAAGCCTGAGGACGCGATCACGCAGGCGAAATCGTTTTTCCATATGTAGCCGACTCCGCAGAGAAGCGCGCAACCTAGGTCTCTGTGTCGGGAATATATACATTTAGTAGAAAGGTTAGAACAATGTTCAGCAATTCTGCACTGAGTGCCGCGGACGTCGCTGCCGTGACTGATGGCAATCGCAATTCCGGCTGGGGAGGCGACGGTGGCTGGTGGGTCCTCATCATCCTGTTCGCACTCTTCGGTTGGGGCGGTAACCGCGGCTTCGGCGGTGGTTATGGCACTGGCGACGGTACGTTTAATGGTGGTATCCCGAACGGTTTCGCACTCGCGACCGACTTCGCGTCGCTTGAGCGTAAGATGGACGGCGTCAACAACGGCCTGTGCGACGGTTTCTATGCGACCGCAAATGGTATGAATACCGGTTTCGCCGCTGTCCAGAACGCGCTCTGCCAGGGTTTCAACGGCGTCAACCAGGCTGTCGTTTCGCAGGGCTATGAGTCCCGCCTCGGCACGCAGGCCCTCCAGGCACAGCTCGCGCAGTGCTGCTGTGACACGCAGGCCGCTATCCAGGCTAATACCACCCAGGGTGTCGTCAATACGAACGCCATCCAGCAGCAGATCGCGTCTTGCTGCTGCGATAACCAGAAGCAGGCGATGCAGACTCGTTTTGAGAACCAGCAGAACCATTGCGCCACGATGCAGGCCATTGACAAGGTCGGCGACCGCATTGTCGATTACCTCACGACCCAGGAGACTCAGCGCCTCCGCGACGAGAACCAGAGCCTCAAGTTCCAGGCATCGCAGGTCGCACAGAACCAGTACCTCACCGATACGCTCCGCCCGTGCCCGTCGCCGGCATACATCACGGCCAACCCGTGGGCAGGCCAGCCTTACGGCTCCTGCGCCGGCTATGGTTGCGGTTGCAATTAAACATTGACATGGCCCGCCCGAGATACGGGCGGGCCTGTATATGAAAGGAGAACGCACATGATCGTTCTGTCAAATACGGCAGCCCAGACGATTCAACCCGGTGCAGCGGCGACATTCAATGTCGTGAAACTCCATACCGGATGCGGCGAATTCCACCGCACGGGTTCTGGGTCCGTGCGCCTTCGCGCAGGGCTGTATTCATTCGATTTCACCGGTAATGTTGGCGGGGCCGCAGGCACCCAGCCGAGTTTGGCAATCGCCGTAGACGGCGACGCCTTGCCCGAGACGACAATGACCGAGACCATCGCGCTTGCGACCGATGTGCACAACGTGCATGCATCGACGAAGTTCTGCAATCGTTTCGGTGGGTCGACTGTGACTGTCGTCAATACCGGGTCGACGGCTATCGAGCTTGCGGCAAACCCCGCGCTCGTGGTAAAGCGCGAGGCATAAGGAGGCTAATATGCAGCGCATCAAGCGTATGAAGGACAAGCTCATCGAAGAGGCTCAGAGCCGCCTGCAGAATATGGACGGCGGTTCGATCGAGCAGATGGGCCAGATCATCGACATGATCAAGGACCTGTCGGAGGCAGAGAAATCTTGCCTCGAGGCAGAGTACTACGACAGCGTCATCGACGCCATGGAAAATGGCCAGCGTTATGGCTACGACGGCCAAGGCGGTAATACCGGTGGGCGCCAAGGTTACCATGAGCCGTATATGATGGATGGCAATGGTGATGGCGACGGTGATGGCCGTATGGGTTATCGCAACCAGTACGGCAATTTCCCCGCCAACCCGAAGAACCGCCGTCGCCGTATGCGCCGTAGCGGTTATAGCGAGGAGTCCATCGACAACATCCGCCAGATGATGGAAGATGCTGACCCCGAGCGCAAGCGCCAGCTCAAGCGTGATCTCGAAGACCTCATGTCGGAGATGTAACATGAGGCCGTTCGTTTTGAACGGCGACGTATGGAGGCCGGTCCTGGTCGATCACGACGACCCGCGGCTAATCGACCGGACCGGCACTTCCAGACTGGCAACGACTGACCCGTCGACAATGTGTGTATATCTGTCGAGCGGGCTCCGTGGCCTCGACCTCGAAGTCGTGTTAACGCACGAAGTCGGGCATTGTGCAATGTATAGCTATGGGCTCCTCGATTCGCTCCACGCGATCATACCTGAAGACACATGGGTCGATGTCGAGGAATGGGTGTGCAACTACCTGGCTAACCGTGGGCGTGAGATCATCCACGCGGCCAACACTGCGCTCGGCCGCAATGTGCCTGTCATGAAGTGAAGGAGGCGGCAATGATCGATATAGCAGTCGTCGAAGATGAGATCGCCGCACTCGAGGCGGAGACAGAGACGACATATGATACATGCGAGCGGTTGGCGTGCCTGTACACGGTGCGCGACCACCTGAAGGCTAAACAGCATGATGAGTCGAAATCATCTGAGTTTCTCACGGCAGCCGTCGGTGTCCCCACGCCAGAGCTCATGGCGGTCATCGACCAACATATGGAGGCGATCAAAGTCGTGTACCCGTCTGAGTACAACGCCATCGTCGCCAAGATCCGCAGCCTACATGAGGCGACGTAAATTATTACCTGTCAAACAGTGTCCACCACCTGTCACACTCCTAAAAGGGCCAGTGTGACAGGTGTTTGCATTTCTATCTCGCGTTTCTCATCACCTGTCAAGCTGTCAAACAACAAGGGGCC